TGCTGATTTACAATAGGTTTGTTAAAAAAACAAGCCTATTTTTTATTTTTAAGGAGGTAAACCTATGACGGAAACAACCGCAACCGCAAAAACGAAGCCCGAACGCGTACCCGTAACGGCATTTATCAACAAAGACACGCGCGACACGCTTTTGCGTATCGCCGCCGAAAAAGACTTGTCGTTAAGCGATATTTTGCGAGCCGCTTGCACCGAATACGCAAAGAAACGCAACGACGATTAACAGGAGGACAAAATGAAAGACCAAACAACCGAACAATTAAAAAGAATTGAAGCAAAGCAGACGCTCGGCTTGCCGCTTACCCGACGGGAAATCGCATTATGGACGCTTTATGGCGAAGCGTACAAAAAGAATAAAGCCGAAACCGCAAAGAAGGACGAAGCGGCAGGCTACCGCGACCGCAAGGCGGGATATTATGACAAATGGTATCGCTACAATCGCGACGACGACGGCGCGGCTTACGATAAAGGTTGCGTCCGCGCGGTAAACGAAGGCAAATGTGCTGACGATTTTGTTCTTATTGAATGTGCGGAGGCGGCGGTATGATTGAAAAATCTTTTGACAAAGCCTATGCAATGACGGCGCACGGAATACCGCAAAGCACATTGACGCGGGCGGCAAATCGATTAATTGCGGAATATGCCGCCGCGTTCGGCGGTTGGAGTGTCCCCGACGAAATAACAGCGATTGCCGATAAAATAAAGCAAGGTATCGACTCGGACGAGTACGAATACGAAAGCGCGAACGAATACGGCGGCACGGGCGACAAAGTATATGACACGGTCAAATATACGAACGAAGCGCGCGCCCGCGCATTTTGGGACACCGACGAATACAACGACCCCGTATATCGCGTTACTTGGTATTTTTTCGCGTCTGAATATTACACAAAGCGCGTCGGTAATCAATTACTCCACGCGGGAACGTATCAAGACATACACAAAAAGGCGTTAGCGGCAAAAGGCAAATATCGTTACTTTTGTACGCACCGCCCGCCGTCGGGCGGTATTATTCCGTCGGGATATGTGTCCTATGATACATACGGACGCGGCGAGCGGTACATCGGCGAAGTTACATACAACGAACAACCGCCCGCCGACGAGTTGAAAAATTGGGGACTTATCCTTGACGAAAATTGGGATAATACGCGCCGAGCATTTTTGGGGGACGATATATGAACGACAACAAAATTTGTTGTATATGCGGGCAACCGTTCGCGGGCTACGGCAACAATGTCGCACCGTTCGCGCGTGGTATGTGTTGCGATACTTGCAACAATAAATATGTGATACCATACCGCGAATATTTAACCCGTAAACAATCAATACGAATTGAGGCGGACTTGCTTGCACGCACACAAAATTACAAACACGCCGACGCGGTGCTTAACGGCTATATCGGCAAACTCGTCGCGCTTACTATGTGGGACGGTTGCGTCGAAGTTGGCGTTTTACACATCGACACGGTGGCGGTGCATTATTGCACATACTCTCCCGACGATAACAAGGAAATTATCGGGTATTACATTGACACAGGCAAAACCGAGTTACACTTCCACAAAACGATTGACCCATACGACGGGAAATCGGTTGAAATCACTTTTTGCGACGGCACTACGGCGGCGGGGTTTTTGCGCAAAACCACCGTCAAAGGGTATTACTGTTTCATTACACCATTACGCACGGTTACGTTTGAAGCAAAAAGCGTTGTAAAAATTGCGGAGGCGTAATTATGGATATTAAAAAATGTAAATATTGCGGTGCGCCTATTGTGTGGATAAAGACGCAAAACGGGCGGTCAATGCCTTGCGACGCAAATGCGGTACAATACCAAAACGCACGCGGCGGCAAAGACGTTGTCGTTACACCCGAAGGCAAGGTTGTCCGCGTATCGGTTATTAAGGGCGGCGGCACATTAACGCCGATACCCGACGGCGAAGGCTACATATCGCATTTTGCAACGTGTCCCCACGCGAACGAAGCGCGAAAACCAAAACCCGCGCCCGCCGCACCCACTCCCGCGCCCGCCTATACGCCCGACGACATCGAAGCGCAAGCGGACGAATACGAAGCGTCGCACCCGCGCGGAGGTTGGCGCAAATGGTAACGGGCGGCGGCGCATACATCGCAAACGGCTTGTACAACGCCGATTGCATAACGGCAATGCGCGCAATGCCGAACGAGTGCGTCGATATGGTATTAACCGACCCTCCGTACAACATCAATTTTGTACCGCAACGCACGGCAGAGCGCGGCGCGATACTTAACGACAATTTATCGGTTGAGGACTTTGATAAATTGCTCGGCGACTACTTTGCCGAATGTTTCCGCTTATTAAAGCCCGATACGTTTTTAATATCCTTTATGTCGTGGGCGACGATACCCGCGTTTGAAAAGGCTATACGGGCGGCGGGTTTTACAATCAAGTCAATGCCGATATGGGTTAAAAATAACTTCGGTATCGGGTATTACAGCCGCCCACAATACGAGCCTATGCACCTTGCAATCAAAGGCACCCCCGCCCCGCCCGATACGGCAATATCGGACGTATTGCAATACGCGCGGGTCGTCAAGCAAATACACACTTGCGAAAAGCCCATACCCCTATTGCAACGGCTTATAAGCACGTTTTCACGCGAAGGCGACGTTGTATTCGACGGGTTTGCGGGGGGGGGGGTAACAACCCCGAAAATTGCGGCGTAAATATATATGTTTTGAACTCGACAAAAATTACTTCGATATTGCGACTCGCCGTATCGAAAACGAATTTGCGCAAGCGTCGTTTTTGTACGATTAGCGGAAGCGGCGCACGGAGGTAAAAATGCAACAAAATGAACAAACAAAGCCGATACTCGACGTTGCTTGCGGCGGTAAAATGTTTTACTTTGACAAAAGCGACCCCCGCGTTTTATTTTGCGATAAACGCGAATTACATACAACTTTATGCGACGGCCGACCGTTTGACATAACCCCCGACGTAATCGCGGACTTTACTCAATTACCGTTTAGCGACAGCACCTTCAAAATGGTTGTATTTGACCCGCCCCACCTACTACACAACAAAACATCGCCGATAACAGGTTATCAACAAATAAAATACGGCGCACTTTGCGGCGATTGGCGCGAAATGCTTACAAAAGGTTTTGCCGAGTGTTTTCGCGTGCTTGTACCCGACGGCGTTTTAATTTTCAAATGGAATGAAACCGATATAACAGTCGGCGAAATTCTAAAACTCACGCCACACAAACCCGTATTCGGGCATAAAAGCGGCAAGGCAAGTAAAACGCATTGGTTGTGCTTTATGAAGGACGGCGGCGGTTGCGGGGGGGGGGGTATAAATGACCCTCGAACGCAACCACATCTACAATATGAATTGCCTTGACGGCTTGCGTCAAATGATTGCGCAGGGGTTACGCGTCGATTGCGTAATTACCGACCCGCCCTATTTGATAGACTACAAGACCCACAGGCGGCAGGACAAGCAACACAAATTTTGCAAGGCGATTAAAGGCGACACCGACCCGCAGTTGATTATAGACCTCGTCCCCCTTTTATTCGACGTAATGAAAGATAACACCCCGCTTTATATGTTTTGCGGAAGCGACAAGGTCGATTTTTTCAAACAGCAGGTCGAACGCCACTTCACAATAAAAAATCTCATTATATGGGATAAAGGCAACCACACGGCGGGCGACCTTGAGGCGCAATACGGCAAGCGGTACGAAATCATTATATACGCAAACAAAGGACGCGCCCCGTTCAACCCCGATATGCCGCGATACGACGATATATGGCGATACGGCAGAGTTACAGGCGAGAAGCAAATACACCAAAACCAAAAGCCGACCGACCTATTATCGCGCATTATATTACAGCATACCCGCCCGCGCGATTTAATACTCGACGCGTTTGCGGGCAGTTGCTCGACGGCGGTTGCCGCACATCGGTTACAACGTGATTTTATCGGGTTTGAACTTGACCCCGACGAATACGCGGCGGGGACGCAATGGCTCGACTCGGTGCGTTCGCAAGTATCTATATTTGATTTAATTTAAGGAGGCATATATGAACATCAATCAAACAACAAAATTTAACATCGGGCAAACGGTTTACTTTGTGTCGTACAGTACAAGTTACGAGGAGATACCTTGTACACATTGCGGCGGGAATTACCGCGAAATTGTAAACAATATCGAGTACAAATGCCCGTATTGCAACGGCGGGCGCGAAAAACGACGCATTGACCGTTACGAATTACGGAGCGGTGTAATTACAAATATACACATTGCCGTAAACGGAATTATCGAGCGCACTGATTATATAACGGGCGACAAAATCGAAACAAATATACGGTATTGCGTTACCGAAAACCGCACAACCGACGGGCTTATGGATATTGACGGCTCGTCAATGAATAAGTACGAAGGCGAACTTTACGAAAGCGCGGAAGCGGCGCGAGCAACCATTAAAGAAAAATGCAAAATAACCATTATCGGAGGCAATGTATGAAAATTATAGTCGATACGCCCGAAACACGCCCGCAAACGGCAACGATAAACTATGCCGCACCCCGCGCCGTAAACATCGGCGACGTATTCTATCGGGTAGAACGCGGCGAGTCGGTACATTTCCGCGAACCGTGCCGCGTATGCGGCGACAAGCGCGAATTAACCGTCAACGGCGTTACTTTTCGTTGCCCGTGTTGCGACAAAGAAAAAACAACGATTAGCGTCGCGGCGTACTTTGTGCGCCGATACCGCGTAAACGAAATAAAGGAAAGCGCGCTCGACAATTATTGGAAACTCGGCGACCGTTATGTGCATTTTCATTTTTATCGTAAAGTCGGCGGCGGCGCGTGTTTGTGGGGTTGGCGCGATAGCGGGGCGTTTTCAATGCGCTCGGACGATTTTGCCCGCGCCTACAATGCGCCGTATAACGAAGCGCGGGACGAGTGCGACGGTATTTACGACGATTATAAAGTTGCTTTATCTATCGCCGAACAAATGACCACCCGCGAATTAAAACGCTTGCAGGAATACAACGAGAAATTCGGCACGGCGCATATTGCCGATTTTAAGGGCGAACACGACCCGAAATCGAATTAAAGGCGGCGGATATGAAAAACGAAAACACTCCGAAGCCCGCAAAGGCAATCAAAGCGGCAACCAAAAAACCGAAAGACCCCACACCCGACTATTGCTTGACGTGTCGCGTACCCGTCGGCAAATGTAAAGGAAATTGCACCAAACAACAACAAAAATTAAACGGAGGTAATCTATAATGACAAACAACCCCTTAAACGGCTATATGCCCGATTACGACACGGCAGTCGCGGACGCGTCGGACGCTATCGTACATCACGACACGAAAACGGGCGGCGGTAACCCCGACTCCCCCACTTTTTACCCGACTTGCCGCTTTTGCGGTAGGCAAACGCTCCCGACCGAACAATACGCAAGCGCGGAAGCGGCAAACGAAGCGGCGACGCGTAAATGCGATTGCGAACGCGCCCGCGAATATCAAGCGGAAATCGAACGGGCGGAAAAACGCGAGAAAAACATCAAAAAGTTGCGCAAAGCCCTTGACGATATATCCGCATACTTTACCAAAGAACGCGGCACAGAATACACGGACGCGCTTTACGACCTTTTATTTAATTGCGGCGTTGCCATTCTTGACGAGCAAGTCGCAAAAGCAAACATAAATTGCGGACGCGTGAAGGTCGCGCTATCCACAAACAGCAAGGGCGCAATCGTTATCTCGCTTACCTATTCGGACGGCGCACGCGTGGAGGTGTAATTATGGCATATCGCAAAGTTTTATACCGTGCTAAACTTGCCGAACGACAAACGCTTAACACCTTGTCCGAAAAGAACAAACAAAAGTATTTTGCGGACGGGTGGGCTTATGGTTTTTATGTACCCGAGCGGTCGCAATCAATTTTTGGCGACGTAGAGCCGCACGCAAGCATTATAAAAACGGGCGACCCGAAAGAAACAATAACGGGTATGTGGTTTGATGTAAAAGAAAACACCGTCGGGCAGTATATCGGCATTGACGATATAAACAAAAAGCCCATTTTCGAGGACGATATTGTCAAATGCTCGTTCGGTAACAAGGAATACATCGGCGTTATACAATGGCAACCGAGCGAGGCGCGATACCTTATATATAACGGCGACGGCGATTGGTTGCCGCTTGACGCAACGGACGACGAAATCGGGCTTGAAATTATCGGCAATATTTACGATAACCCCGAATTGTTGGAGGTGCAGTAATGGAAAAGTACACAATAAAAGAACTCGGCGATTTTATAAACGCAATCAACAAAAACCCCGACGCGGAAATCGAAATAACGGTCGACCGCACGGGCGGGCTTGCGAGTACATTTAGCGGCAACGGCGGTTTATTCTTAAAAATAACACCGCCCGCGCCCGTGCATTGTGAAGGAGTGGAAAAATGCAAAAGCAACAATCGCGGAAAATAAAACTCCCGACAATCGTCGCGGTCGACTTTGACGGCACTCTTTGCAAAGACGCATACCCCGACATCGGCGACCCGCTCCCCTATTCCTTATATTATATAAAGGAACTTGCAAAGGACGGCGCAATACTTATTTTGCATACTTGCAGGAGCGGCGAACTTTTGCAAGCGGCGGTCGATTGGTGCGCCGAGCGCGGCATTACATTTGACTACGTCAACGAAAACGTACCCGCAAACATCGAACGATACGGCGGCGATACACGCAAGATTTACGCCGATATATACGTCGACACAAATGCGGTCAACCCGCGCCGCTCTTTTGGTATCGGCGAATTTGACGAGAATATCGGCATATTTGAATACGCGGGCGAAATTGCCCGCCGCGAATTATGCGACGTTAAGTGTCTTTGCCCCGATATTCGGGCGGCGGGTAAATGTTGCGATTGCGACGTATTCCTTGTTTATAGGCAATACCACGCGGCGCACATTGCGGCGGAAGCGGCAAAAGAAAAGCCGCCCACATCGGCGGCGGGAGGCTCATAATGTCAAGATATAAAAAAGTAATGTTACAACGCGGCGTAATGCAAAAGGAAGTGTCGGAAAACGTGCATAAAATCGACCCGCGCGTCGATAGCCCGCTTTTAAGCAAGATTATAAACGATATTTGCTTACCCACTCCCCGCACGCTTGAAACGATATGTAAAACGCTCGCTTGCAAGCCGCTCGACATCTACGACCCGCGCGAAATCGCGCTTGTACCGCCGCAGGAAACGGCGGGCGGTGGAATTGAGGACAAGCCCGCACCGTCGGCGGAAGCGGCACGGAAGCGGCAACGCCGCCGCGACAAAGGTTTGTACAATCTCACGGTCGAAATACCCCGCGACATTGCCGAGCGCGTGTTTGCGCCCGAAGCATTGCGCAAACTCGGTTATTTAAGCAAAAGCGACTTTGTGCGGCACGCCGTCGTTAAACTCGACGAGCGGTTATCCACAATCGAAGCAAAAGAAAAAGCCGACGGCGCGGGAACGCCGAACGGCAAAAACAAGTAACACACCATTAAAGGCAAGGAAACGGGCGGTCGAATTTGGCACTCCGACCGCCCGCAAAGTTTGACATAAAACGTCAACCAAACAACCGATATTATTATACAACATCGGCGGCGGAATGTCAACACTTTGCGGCAAAATCAACGTGCTTTTGCGTCCTCGTAATGAAGTATTATTGTTTCAACGACGCAAGCAAAATATAAGCACCCGCCACCGTGTCCCTCTCCCCTATGCGATAGACTTCGTAAGGGGTCGGGGAAAGGGGGCGGCGGGGGAAAACGTCGGGGGCGTTCGATAAATTCGTTAAGAAAGAACAACGCCACAATTAGCCCCCGCGTGTTGTCCCCCGCTTGTTGGGCTATTACTTGTCTTTTCAAGTTTAATTATCGGAGGCAATAATGGCAAGAACATACACACTTGACCCGCAAAAATACGACTTTGACGAAATATACAACGAGGAAGCGCGGGACGCGGAAAACGACGCTCTATTGCAATCGTTAAACGACCCGAACATCGTACACTATCGGACAAAGACGATTAAAAGCGGCAACGTGCTTGAAGTCGAGGTTTACCCGATATGGAAAACACACACGTCTACATCACGGGCAAGAAAGACAAAGGAAAGCCGCGAAGCGCAAAAACGGCTCAATTACAAAAATGCAGTTAAAACCGTCGTGCGGCTTATCAATGCGAATTTTACCGACTCGGACTTTTGGGCGACATTCACTTACGATAACGCCCACTTGCCGAAAACCTACAAGCAAGCACAACACGAAATCGCAAAGTTTTTACGCAGGTTAAACCACTACGGGAAAACGCACCACTTCGCCCCGCTCAAATATGTTTATTGGACGGAATTTGAAAACGACGAAAAGAAAGGCAAACACCGCATACACCACCACATCGTAACAAACTTTGCCGACCGCGACGTTATGGAGGACTTATGGGGCAACGGCGGCCGAAACAACGTGCGGCGGTTGGTTGCGGACGAGAGCGGTTACGAAGGTATGGCGCGGTATTGTATGAAAGACCCGAAAGGCTTAAAGCGATATGTCGCGTCAAAGAATTTGAAAAAGCCGCAAATCACGGTATCGGACACAAAGTTTACACGCCGCAAGGTCAACCGCGTATTTTACGAAAAAGTCAACCCGACGGCAGTATTCGAAGGCTTATACAAGGGCTATCGAATGACGGACATCACAAAGAAAACAAGCGAATATACAACGGGCGCGTATTTGTACGTTAAAATGCGCCGTAAGGAGTGAAAAATGAAATACATCGGCAGTAAGGCAAAAATCGCAAACGAAATCGTCGAAATTTTGCAAAGTTACATATCGACATACAACATCAAGCAATACGTCGAGCCGTTCGTGGGCGGTTTTAACGTGATTGATAAAATACAATGCGAATACAGGCTCGGCAACGACATTGACCCGCTTGTATGCGAACTTGTCGAAGTGTGCCGCGAAAACCCCGCACTTTTGGACGAACTACACACGCCGACCCGCGCCGAATATTACGACGTGCGGGATAACCCCGAAAAATACGAGCGTTGGTATCGTGCGGCGGTGCTTTTATTCGCCTCGTACAATGCTCGCGTTTACGGCGGTTGCTATGGCGCGACCGCCACCACGAAAGACGGCAAAACCCGAAATTATTTTAACGAAGCCCGCGAGAATTTTCGCCGTCAATTACCCGCGTTGCGCAATATCCTTGTCGGGTGTTGCGATTATCGGGACTTGCGCCTTCCCGAACGGGAGCGCGTGCTTGTTTATTGCGACCCGCCCTATTCCGACGGTATCGGTTACAGAGGCGGCAAATTCGATACGGCGGCGTTTTGGGAATGGTGCAGGAAGCAATCGGCGGCGGGACATATCGTCGTTATAAGCGAATACACCGCACCCGACGACTTCGTTTGTATTTGGCAACACGAAATAACGACACACTTAAACAACCGCAACAAACAAAGCCGCATTGAAAAATTATTTATTTACGGAGGCGCACAATGGCACAAATACACGACTTGAAAATTTTACCCGAATACTACACGGCGGTCGACAAGGGCGTTAAAACGTATGAATTGCGTTTTGACGACCGAAATTACACCGTCGGCGATATGTTGATATTGCGCGAATGGGAAAACGGGCAATATACGGGACGGCGGCTTACCGCGATAATAACGCACATCTTAAAAGACTTCAAAGGCTTAACGGACGGGTGGGCGGTTTTAAGTATCAAAAAAACAGGAGGCAAAAAGTGTTAAAAAAAGTAATATCGGCAATTTACATCGCGGCGTTGCTTGTAATCGTAATTTGTACCCCACTATCGGCAATTTTAATCGTGTGTAAATTGTGCGGCGCGACTCCTTTATCGTGGCTCGGTGCGTGTGTGCCGCTTTTGGTTGCAATCGCCGCCGTGCCGTTTATGATTTTATCAAAAATTTTGCTTGACGCGGGCAACCGATAAAACACCGAAACGAGGAGGTAAATAATGCCGAAACAAAGCAAAAAAACCGAAAACACGGAAGCGGCAAAAAAGCCGCCGAAAAAAACGACCAAAAAACAACCCGCAAAAACGGCAAAAGCCGCCGAAACGGGCGAAAAAAAGAAGCGCGGCTCGCCGTCGCAATACGCAAATAAGGTAAAACCTTATTTGGCGGATATTGAGCGTTATGTCCGCTATGGCGTTACCGAAGGCGATATTTGCGCGTATTACGGGGTCGGCAAAACGCAATGGGCGCAGTACAAGAAAGATAACCCCGAATTGACCGAAACGCTTTTACGCGCGCGCGAAGCGCAAAAAGACGACTTATTAAACAACGCGTACCGCGTCGCAATCGGCTATTATTACGAGGAAACCCACACGACAACCGTCATTATCGACGGCAAACCGCACACTAAAACATACACCGACCGCAAGTACGCAAAACCCGACGCGGGTATGATACAGTTTTTACTTATTAACCGTTTTTCGGGCGAATTTGCACGCGACCCGCAAGCGGTCGAATTGCGCAAAAAGGCGTTAGAACTTGCGAAAGAAGGCAAGATACCGCCCGACGGTTGGGAGGGCGTTTGATATGGCATTAGACCCGATACACGCCTTTTATTGCCGTCAAGATTATTTGACGCTTGCGCAGTCTTGCAAGGTTAAAAGCGGCGGTATTTGCGCCCGTTGCGGCGGCGTATTCGATATTGCCGAATTACGTCCACATCATAAAATCGAACTTACGCTCGACAACATCGACGACGTAAACATCACATTAAACCCCGCAAATATCGAAGTGTTATGCCACGAGTGCCACAATGCCACGCACGCCCGTTTTGGTAATACCGTCGGCGCAAAGCGTGTATATCTCGTGTATGGCGCACCGCAAGCGGGCAAATCAACGTATGTACAAAGCGTTGCGTCCCGCAACGATATTGTCGTCGACCTTGACCGCATACACGGCGCAATATGCGTATGCGGGCAATACGACAAGCCCGACGCAACAAAGCGCGTTGCGTTCAACATACGCGATTATTTGCTTGACGAAATACGCACGGCAACGCCGCGCCGCCGTTGGCAGGACGCATATATTATCGGCACATATCCCGACCGCATAGACCGCGACCGTATCGTTCGGGAATATCCCGCCGACGTGATAACGCTTGTACACATCGACACACCGAAGGCGGAATGTATCAAGCGGGCGTATGAAAACATCACGCGGGCAACAATACGCGACGCGGTTGTCGGTTGGATAGAAAATTATTTTGCACGGTTTACGGCGTGATACCCCCCTACCCTTGCAAGATTTTTGAAACCCGAAAAGACTCCAAGCCGCAGGTAAAAAAAATTCACACCGAAATTTTGACTTTTTGCCCGAAAAGTTTACAAATTCCAAAATGGAGGCAACAATGGCAAAAGTAAAGAACAAAAACGAAATAGCAAATGCGGAATACGCCCGACTCGTAAAGGAATTTGCGGACGCGGGCGTTGACGAAATCAAATTACGAATTTACGACAAACTCATACGCAAGGTCGCGGAGGTTTTCGCTTGTTTGGAAGCGTTAAAAGAATTGCCGTCGATAATCTACGACCCGAAAAACCCGTCTATACAGCGCGAAACGGCGGCGGGAAAAATGCGGGTCAAGTATATGGCGCAATATACGTCGGCAATGCAAAAATTAAACAAAGACCTTCTCGGCGGCTTAAACGGCGACGACGACGGCGATTTATCGGCTTATGACGACGACAACGAATAACGGCACGGAAGCGGCAACCACCCCCGCCGAGTGGGTGCTTGATAACCCCGATATTGCGCCTTTGACGGGTTGGCAAACGCTTAACGAGGAAATCGACGGCGAGCATAGTTTTTTAATCGAATATTACAAGCGTTGCCGTTCGGGTGAAATCATAATCGGGCGCGAACTTAAAACCACGCTCGAAATGCTGATACAAGATATTTTTTGCGTCGACGGCAAATACCGTTTTACGCTGAAGGCGGCACATCGGCGTATTGCGTTTATCGAAAAAGAAATAAAACTTTTTGAAAGTCCGTTTGCGGGCAAGCCCTTTATTTTGGCGTTATTCCAAAAGGCGTTTGCGGAGGCGGTTTTCGGGTTTTACGTTTACGATACCGAGTTATCGTATGGCGCGGGTTGGGTGCGCCGCTTTACGGAGGCTCTATTCCTTGTCGCCCGCAAAAACGGCAAAACCCCGTTTATCGGTGCGCTCGCGCTTGCCGAGTGGTTTTGCGGCGAAATGGGACAAAAAGTAATGTGCGCCTCGAATGACTACGAACAGGCGGGACTCGTATTCGATTGTATCAACGCTTTTCGGGAAGAGTCGCGGACAATATCCCACGTTACCCGAAAAAATAACAAGGGTATATTTTTCGGCAACCCGAAACAGCGCAAAAAGACGGGCAAATTCTCGGCACAAAATAAGGGGTCAATCAAAAAAATGTCGGCAAAGCAAGGCGCGAAAGAAGGGCGAAATCTTAAAATCGCTATTGTCGACGAAATACACGAAATGAAAGACTCGTCAACCGTGTTACCGCTTAAAACATCGGTATCAACGCAGGACGAGCCGCTATATTTTGAAATCACGACCGAAGGCATTGTACGCGACGGTTATCTCGACGCACGGTTAGCGGACGCACGAAAAGCCTTGAAAGGCGAAGCCGACCACGACGTGTCGCGTTGGTTGATATGGCTATACACGCAAGACAGCGAGGCGGAAATATGGAACGACGAGCGCAGTTGGACGAAGTCAAACCCCTTGTATGGCATATCAAAAAAAGCGTCGTATTTGCGAGAAAAAGTCGACACCGCACGCCACAGCGGAAGCGACCGCGCGTTTATTCTTGCAAAAGATTTTAACATCAGGCAGTTATCGGCGAACGCGTGGCTCGAGGAAAAAGATATAATTTGCCCCGCTACGTTCGATATTGCGGAGTTTACGGGTTGTTGGTGCGTTGTCGGTGTCGACCTTGCGGAAACAAACGACCTTTGCGCTTGCACGTTTTTGTTTATGCGCCCGAACGACCCCGTCAAATATTTGCACACAATGTACTTCGTTACGGCGGTCAAGGCGGGCGACGGGCAATCTACCGAGTCCCCCACTAACCCCGAAAAAAAGAATTATGCCGAATGGGCGGCGGCGGGTTTATGCCGCATTGTGCAAGACAACGTTATTGACGACGTTGTCGTATCGGACTACATTTGGGAAATATTCCAAAAATACCACATACTCCCGCTTACGGTCGGTTATGATGAATGGCATGCAAAAGAATTTGCAAAGCAAATCGCCGATAAATTCGGTAAAGATGTATCGCGCAAAATTCGTATGACGACCGAAGCGTTGAACGTGCCGACCCGCAACGTTGAAACCGATTTACGGGCGCGGCTTATCAATTACAACAATAACGAAATTTGCCGTTGGAACTTCCGCAACACCGCAATACGCGTCGATAAAAACGGTTTTGTAATGCCTACAAAAATAAGCGGGTACATCGGCAACAAGATTGACGGCACAATGTCAAAAGTAATCGCATACGCGGCGTTGCGCGAAGTAAAGTCATTGTATATGGCGAAAATCGGAGGGTAATTATGGGCGAAAAAAACGCACAGCAAAAACAAAATACGAATTACACGCGACAAGTGCGTTGCCCCGTACATCACGCCGTAATCGGCAAATACGATATGCGCAACGGCTTGATTAACGCGACTTTTCTTTGCCCGAAATGCAAACGAGAATACACCTACACAATACCACCGCGCAACCCGTGAAAAAACTTCTTAAAAAATCATAACGTAAAAATATTGACTTCCGCACGCCCGCCGAGTTATAATGCGGACAAATTGAATACAGTACACCACCACCGCCACGCGGTGAGTGCGCCGCAATCGCCTTGTATTGCCGCCCCGTTCGGGCGTGTGCGCCGTTGGTGTCAATGTTTAGCATATCCACCGCCACGCGGTGAGTGCGCCGCGATTATCATTTAATCGCCACAAATACAAAATGCTTGTGAGTGCGCCGATATTAGCGAGTTTTTTCCTTACATTTTCTCGCTATTATCGGCGCACTTTTTGTTTACTTTTGCAAGGAGGCAAACCGATTGTCAACGCTTAAAAACGCAATACACAATTTGCTCGGTTGGGACAACCCGCACACATACAACCGCGTCGTAAACGCAAACTCGGTTTTGTTTTCGTCGTTCGGCAAAGACATAACCGCGTCGGACATCGTTAAAACGGCGATACATCGCGTTTGCGAGGAAGTATCAAAGTGCAGTATCAAGTCCGTTACCGAAACGCATAACCCGCACCGCGTAACAGTTGCAAACGACGAAATCAACAAAGTTTTTCTCGGACGCGTCAACAATCTTTGCGGGCTTAAAGATTTTTTATACAAGGTCGCCTACATCGCGCTCGTAAATCGAAATTGTTTTATTTATTGGGCGTATGACGAAGTGCCGATTGAAGGCACGGATAAAGTGCGCCGCGTTACGCGCGGTTTTTACCCGATAGACAACGCGACCGTAAAACTCTATTACGCGGGCGACGAAATGCGGGCGGAATTGAGCGGCACGTCGGGCGGCAATATCGTACTCGACTTGCCGTACAGCGATTTAATACATATACGGCTCGGTTACGGCGCAAACCCCTATTTAGGCGGCGACGCAAACGGACGCGGCGATTGGCGCGAAATGCTAAAAACCTTGCAGACCTTAAACGTGATACAAGAGTCCGTCCCGAAATCGCTTGAAGCGTCGCTATCATTGCACGGCGTTTTATCGCTTAAAACGGTTGCGGAAGCATACAAGCGCGATATAACCCGCGAGGAATTTGAAAAGCACCTTTTCAATAGCGATTTAGGAATTGTCGCCACCGACTACGAGTCCGATTTTCAACCGATAAACATTGCCACGCAGGACATACCGCAAGGCGTTTTAACTTACTTGCGCGAAAACCTTTTGTCGCCGTTCGGCGTTAGCGTGCCGATATATCTCGGCAAATACACCGACGACGACTTTACCGCGTTTTATCAAACGGCGGTCGAGCCGCTTTTGCTATCTATCACGGAAGCAATGCGCATAACGCTTTTTACCCCGTTACAACTTGCACACGGGCGCACGATAAAGTTTTACGACAAAATCGTACAATCGCTATCGTTCGCAAGGCGGCAGGAAATCGCAAAAATGACGCAAGAGGACGCGTTGCTATCGCGCTCCGAACGCCGCGAATTGTTGGGATATGACCCCGACGACGAGCCGACCCGCGTATCGTTAAACTACATCGACGTATCAATCGCAAATACCTATCAATTATCGGCGTTATCGCAAGGCAAAAAGCCGACCGCGCCGAAACCCAAACAGGAGGACGAAACGTAATGCCCGACATTGACGTTACAAAACTAAACTTGCCGCAAAGGATATTACGCGCCGCACCCGACGGCAACGCGGCTCAAATCGACCCGTTAAAGGGAATTATCGAAGGTTGCCCTATCGTGTTTGAAGCGCGGACGGCAATCGGCGACTTGTTTTATGAGGAAATCGACCCGCACGCGCTCGACGAAGCGGACTTGTCGGACGTTAAGTTTATGGTAAACCATAACGACGGTATGCTCCCGCTCGCCCGCCACAGGCGCGGCAAGCGTTCGACAATGGAAATTGAAATAAAGCCCGACGGTATGCACATCAAAACGACGCTCGACATCGAAAACAACGCAACCGCCCGCGAACTATGCTCGGCAATACAGCGCGGCGACATCGAGGATATGTCCTTCGCGTTCGGCGTGTTGGTGTCGGGTTATGAATGGCGCGACCTTGATACCGATATGCCGACGCGCCGTATTACGAAAATATCAAAGGTTTTCGAGGTGTCCGCCGTAAACGACGGCGCATACCCGCAAACTTCGATATATGCCCGCTCCCCCGCCTCGTTGGATAATGACAAAATCGCGTTGGATAACGCGAAGGCGGCGGCGTTGGAAAATGAACAAAGGCGGCAAGCCGACGAGTCGCAAGCGGCGGCAAAATTAGAACTTGCGAAACAAAAATTTTTATTTGTGGAGGAACAAAGAAACTATGAAAACCCTTAAAGAATTGCAGGAAGCCCGCGCCGCCCTTTTGGTGGAAGCGGCAAAGCCCGAAACCACCGCCGACCGCCTTGCGGAAATTCGCAAACAGGTTGACGGGCTTAACCTTGCTATTGCCGAATTACGCAAGGACGAAGCGGACGCGGCACACGAAGAGGAACTTCGCGCGGCACGCACGCCGAACGGTAACGGCGGCAACCCCGCCCCCGTTGTCGTACACGACGACACGCAGGTCGACGCGCAGAAACGCGCCGCCGAAAATGCGGAAGCGGTCGAGAAACGCGCAAAAGCACTTAAAAGCGGCAACAAAACTACGGTCGAACATCGCGCCGTTGCGTCCACTTCTACGGCTCTCGGTACGGTTGCAAGCGACGACATCACGCCCGCGTTTGCGCAGGTCGGTACGCTTGATAAACTTGTCAACACCGTACACCTCGAAGGCACGGGTGCGGAAAGTTACAAGAAGCCGTTTGCAAAGACTATCGGCGAGGGCGGCATTACCGCCGAAGGCGCGGACTACACCGACGCAGAGCCTACATTTGATTATGCACCGATTAACAAGGTTAAAATCACGGCTTACGCGGAAGTCAACGAAGAGGTCGAAAAGTTACCCGCCGCGCGTTACGTTGCGGAAGTCGAAGGCGCGGTTATCGGAGCGTTGCGCAAAAAGACCATTGCGCAGATTTTGCACGGAAGCGGCAAGGACGAACTCGTCGGCATTTTGAACGCACCCGCAAACGTAATCGACGCAAAACAGCGTAAAACGATTGCAACCATTGACGAAAACACGCTCGACGAAATTGTGTTTGACTACGGCGGCGACGAGGACGTTGAAGGCGACGCGGTGCTTATCCTTAACAAGTTGACGCTCAAGGAATTTGCAAAGGTAAAAGGAACGGACAAACGTCGCGCATACGACATCGTTGTACGCGGCAATACGGGAACGATTAACGGCATACCGTTTGTATGCACGTCGAAACTTCCCGCGTTTGCTACCGTAACGGCGGGCAACCCCTATTTGATTTACGGCAAATTGGTGGGCTACGAGTTGGCAATTTTCGCCGACATCGAAGTTGCGAAATCGACCGACTACAAATTCAAGCAGGGCGTTATCGCGTTCAAAGCGTCGCAATTCGTCGGCGGCTCGCCCGCTATGTTTAACGGTTTTATGACCGTGCAGAAAGCGGCGAAGGCTTAACATCGGTTTTGATTGCGGGTCGGCGCAAAAGCCGATACGAAACGGTATTACGTTAGGAGGTCGAAATGCAACAGGAAGTCGACAACATCTTATATAAATTGGGCTACTTCGGCGCAGACCCGCAAAAAAAACAAGAAGTGCAGGGCTATATCGAACTTGCGGAGGAGTTTATGGTTGAAAGCGGCGTACCGCGCGACCGTTTAGGCACGCAACGGGCATACGCCGTCAAAGCCTTATTCGCCGACGCGTTCGATAAAGGCACGCCCGACGACGTTATCAAAAAAGACGGTATGATTGTCGCGCTTATCGCGCAGTTGAGGAAGTAGTATGGCAAAACAAACGGTTAAAGAAAAACGCACGCTTGTAAAGTTTGCCGTACAGCGGACGCGGCACATCGCAGGCAAAGGCGCGGCGACATCGTGGGAAACAATCACGGTCGATATAGGCGAGGACGAAAGCGGCTCGCCTATTAAGACCGATTGCTTTTATTGCGAATGGTTGAACGCCTACGGACAAAACGCATTGAAACAGCAAGCCGACGGCGTTATTCGCCCCGCCCGCTTGCGTATGCCTTTTGTGCAAGCGGTTTACGACGCGCTTATTGCGTCGGACGTTCGCATTTACCTTTACGGCATACGGGACGAAGCGCACACGTTTTGTCTTGCGTCGGCGGCGGATAACTACCTCAATCAAAACAAAATGATTGAATTGCAAGTCAAAAAGTACGAGGGCAAATAATGAACGTAATTGCGGTTATGCAAAAAATACTCGATACTACCCTCCTCCCGTTCGGTGTGTTATCAAACCACTTGCGACGGGTAAAGGCGGATAAAATCGAAAATATGCAAGTCAAGGTAAACGACGACGAGTACGTTGTTTATCGCGTTGTATCTAACCACCCGAAAACATACGGCGACGGCAACGCATTGACGCGCCGCGTGTATATCGACGTGAATTATTATTACTTGTACGAAAAAACCGACCCCCGCTATTCGGGAGTCGACGAACGCTTAAAGGCAATCAAACGCGCGATAATAGCCGACCCGCACTTCCGCATTGCAAACGACGAAACCGACATACCCGACGGCGACAATCGCTATCGCGGGGTCAATATGGAGTTTGTTTATGTGGGGGCGGTTGATTATGGCAAATAAAAGCATATCGACGGGCAACATACCGCTCGACAAGTTGCCCGAAGCGTTGACGGAAATATTAACCGATTTTCAACACGCGTCTTTTGATACGCGGCAAAAAGCCGTACAAAAGGGCGCGGAGGTTTTCAAAGGCGCGGTCGAAGCGGCAACGCCCCGCGACACGGGCAAAATGGCGCAGTCTTGGCAAATCAAGACAAAGTACAAAGACCGCCGTTATGTCGGTAATACGCGCGTTGCAAGCGGCGACGTGCGGCGTAAAACGAAAGACGGCACAAAAGGCGAAGCGCGGAGCGACGTACCCTTGTCAAACGTGTTGGAATACAGCGACAACCCGCATAACGGTTTTATACGAAATTGTTTTGACAGCACGGAGTCGCAAATCTTTGAAGCAATCAAAAACACCATTAAAAGCGGAGGTAAATAGTCTTATGACACAACCCAAAAACGCGGCGGCAACGCCCGACAAAAATCTTATACGTTTTAACGTGCGCAATGCGCGTTATGCCTTCCCTACCACCGACGGCGGGTGGGGCGACTTTTTGCCGTTCGGCACGGCGACAAAAATGGCACTTGAAACCGACTCGTCCACAAAAGACGTTTACGGCGACGGCGAAGTGATAATTCACTACGTCAACGAAAAGGGCAAGACGGCGACGCTTACCCTTAACAATATTTGCAACGAGTACGAAATCGCGTGCGGGCGTAAAATCGTTACCGCCGACGGGCTTGCGGATATTAAACCTACCAAAAGCACGCCGCACGTCGTTTATTTTGAAATCTTTGAAATGAACGGCAACAACGAAATATCGGTTGCGAAGGTTATGTTGTACAACGTAACATCGTCCCGCCCCGCCGAAGGTTACGACCAAAACAACGGCGAAATTAACGAGTCCACGTTTGACGTGCCGCTTATCGTTAGCGGCGTGCCTATGTTGGCGGCGGACGGCAAAGTTTACGTCGACGCAAAGGGTAACAACGTGCGCGTATGGCAGTTGATAAAAACGCCCGATATGGAAGGTTACGACAAATTCGGCGACGAGGTCGTTATCCCGAAAATGCTTGCGGGCGCAGATACAGAAGCGTAACGCACGGAGGGCAAAAATATGATTAACACCACTTTACCCGTACTCGAAAAAGACCTTGACGAAGCGGCGGGCAAAATCGTCGTAAACAAGCGCACAATCAAGGTTAAAATCGACACGTCGGTTTTAGCCGAGAAGCGTTGGGAAGAGAACTTCCCGAACAACGCAAAAACGGAAACGCTTTTTAACTATGTTGAACGCATACAAAAAGCGGGCATAACGGACGCGGCGCGAGTTTTGTCGGGGCTTAAAGCGATATATTGCTTTATCGTTAGCGACGAAATCGAAAATTACGACGCGTTTTTGCAGTTATTCGACCTTGCCGATACCGAATATTTGAAAGAACTTGTAAACAAAATCAAGTTTGTTTTCGACATCGCGTTGAACGCGGCAACCACCGACGCAAAAAACTCGTAACGCACGGGCAGGAATACACGCGGTTATTGGAAACGTGGGCAAAATTAAACCCGCAACCCGATAACCGCCCGCCCCTACCCGTGCCGCGCTATATAACCATTATGCAAAAATGCGTCGAGCATAAAATACCCGACGTTATTATCACGCAATCACATTTTAACGACCTTTACGTTTTGATAATGTCGATTGATATTGCGAACTTAAAACACGCGATACAACAGGCACAAAAAGCGAAAAATCAAAAACGCGGGTACGCCGTGCGCGACGTATCGGCGGCGGAAGCGGTGAAATTATTAAAAGGAGGCTAAACTATGGCGGACACAATACGCGGCTTAACCGTTGAAATCGGCGCGGACGCGTCGTCGTTCAATAAAGAAATGTCGTCAATGCGGAAAGCGGCGCAATCGTCGCAAACCGAATTAAACGCCTTGCAAAAAAGCCTCGAATTAAAGTTTGACGCGGATAAATTCGCACAGGCTCAAAAGGTCGCTCAACAGGCAATCGACCAAACGGCGGCAAATGCGGACGCGTTGCGCCGCCGTTTGGCGTACTTGGAAGATACGGGCAACATCGACACCGACGCGTACCGTAAGTTACAAAGCGAACTTGCGAAAACCGAATTGCAAGGTCAACAGTTGCAACAGCAACTCGAAAAAATCAACGCAATACAGTTTACGCAGGTCGGCAACAACGTATCAAAACTCGGCGGCGCAATATCGGGCGTGGGTCGCGCCTTAACGCCCCTCTCTACCCTTGCGGCGGGCGCGGTTACAGGACTCGGCGCGTTGGGCGTTACGACCGCCGCAACGGGCGCAGAAATCGACGACTTGTCTTTGCGGCTCGGCATATCCGCCGAAAAAGTACAAGAGTATCAATACGTTACGGCGCAATGCGGGGTCGAGTGGGCGGTATTTGAAAAAGCACTTATAAAAGGGCGTGCCGCCCTTTTGGACTTGTCGACGGGTACGGTAAACAATGCGTCAAAAGCCTTGCAATCGCTCGGTATCAATATTGCCGATTTTGAAAACAAAGAGGCAATGTTTGACGGCATACTTACCGCATTGTCGAATATGCAGGACAAGACCTTGCAAGCGGCATACGCAAACGAGATTTTCGGCGATAAAATCGCAAATCAAATGTTGCCGTATCTTAACGCGGGGTCGGACGCAATCAATCAATTTAAGGGCGAATTTGAACAAATCGGCGCGTTATCGAACGAGCAGGTTGCCGCGCTTGCAACGCTTGACGACACGCTTTATTTAGTAAAGCAATCGTTAAAAGGCGTTGCCGCGCAAATCGGCGCGTCCCTTGCGCCGCTTATACAGCGACTCGCCGAAAACATACAAACGAACTTGATACCGAAATTACAAAAACTTGCCGAGTGGTTTAATGGTTTATCGGTGTCGCAACAATCTTTTGCGTTAAAAGCAATGCTCGTCGTTGCCGCCCTCGCGCCCTTAACGCTCGGTATCGGCAAACTTGTCGGCGCGGTCGGCAACATCATAAAAATATTGCCGTCGCTGAAGGCAGGGCTTGACGCACTTGCCGCAAACCCGATTATTTTAATTATCGCGGCAGTTGTGGCAATTCTTATTTTGCTATATACAAAATGCGAAGCCTTCCGCGAAGCGATAAACAACCTTATAACGACGCTCGGCGAAGCCTTAAAACCCGCCCTTGACGCGGTTATGCTTGTACTTGATTTAATTATGCAAATCATACAACCGATAATCGACCTTGTCGGCGGTATATTGGCGGTCGTCGTCAATCTTGTATCGGAGGCGTTGCAACCGTTCGTCGATATAATCAATATGATTTTCGGTATATTGCAACCGCTTTTTGATATGCTCTCGCTTGCCGTCGATATGTTTTTAATGCCTATACAAACGGCAATATCGGCGTTATTTAGCGTTTTGCAACCCCTTTTAAGCGTTGCGCTTATCCCGATAAAACTTTGTTTACAGGCGTTGCAAGTGCCGTTAAAGGTACTCGGCACGTTGCTCGGTTGGCTTACCCCGTTGTTTTCGATTTTCGGCAAAGTCGTTACGACGATATTTAACGGCGTTGTAAAAGTAATCAATTTTGTTTTGGGTTTTATCGAGGACGCGATTAACTTTGTTATCGGTATTATAAACGGGCTTATCGACGGCGTAAACGGTGCGCTCGGTTGGCTTGGCGTTCACATCGACCGCATTGCTGAAGTTAAGTTACACATTGATACAAGCGATATTGAAAGTATGGACGACGTAAACGCGATTATCGACTCCACCCCGCCCGACACATCGGGCGCGGGCGGCGGCACGGTTTACGACGGCGGCAACGGCGGCAGTACATACGGCGATACTTACAACTACGATAACAGCACCACGAACAAGACGCAAAATATCACGGTTACGATACAAAACTACGCGGCGGAAGTCGACACGGACGCGCTCGTTCGGGACATCAATATTAAACTTGCGGAGGCGATGTAATGCGGCGATTTATTTTGCACACCTACGATAAATCAAAGTCGTTTGACCTTAACGGCGAAACCGCGCTTGCCGCAGAGCCGAAGGGACTCGGTAACAAGTTTTCGTTATCGTACAAGGAAAGCGAGAAAGGCAAGCATTTAACGAATGTTAAACCCGACTTTGAACAAATACAACTATCAATTTATTTTAACGCAGACGGCTCGAACGGTTACGGCAATTATAAAAGTTTGTCGTTATTCCTTGCCGCTTGCGGTACATCGCCGTTTTTGTTTGAGTACAACGACGGCGTTACCGATAAATTTTGCGAAGTCGTATCAAACACAATGCCGAAAACAGAAATCAACGCGGAAGGCTTGTTTGTTGAAACCTTTTCTTTTGACCGTCAAACGTATTGGTACGAACGCGTCGAGGAGTCGTTTGCATTAAAGAAAACGGTCGCGGCGGCGTCCTTCCCCTTACACTTCCCTTTTGGTTTTGCGGGTATGGTTTTCAAAAACAAATACAAGGTATCTAACCCGTTTTTTGTCGACGCGCCTATTATCGTTAAAATAACGGGCGACATCGCCGAAAATATCCGTCTTTACTTGGCGGATATGAGCGACAAGATTATTGCCGAAATATCGCTTGCGACAAACAATACCGACGGCACGGTAATTGTGATTGACCCCACTACAAAGAAAATAACCGTTACGGACACCGAAAGCGGCGCAACCCGCAACGGCTACGGCTTGACCGATAAAACAAAGCAATCGTTTTTATACTTACCGCAGGGAGAGTATTACATCGGGTCGAATATGACGGCAGACGACAACGGCGCAATCGAAATGTCGATAAAGCGGTTTTTATTCGATTAAGGAGGCGGCGCGTGTACATCGCTATATACGACGAAAACAAAAACCACATAACGAACGTCGACAACGCGACGTATGACTTAACAACCCGCGTTTACGATAATGACTCGTTTACCGCCGAAGGCGTAAACGACGTTGACATCAACGACGCAAAAATCGCCGTATTAAACGACGACGCGGGCAATTATAAATACGCTTGTTTTGCCGACGAAATCACGCCCGAATATAACAAGCGCAAAATAAAAGGGCTTGACTTCAAAACGTTATGGGACACCGAAATATTACTTGATTTTACCGCCGACGGCAGTTTTGACGGGCGGCTATCAAAAATATTTGAACGCGTGAAGGCGGCGGTTTTCGACGGCGCGGACGCGGCTATCCGCAAAATACCCGTCGAGGTTGTTATTCCTACCGATAGCACCGATACGACCGAAACATACGGCAGTTTGCAAGGGACGTATCAATTCGTAAACGCGTACAAGTTTTTGAAATGTTACTTGAAATATTACGAGTACAATATCGAAAATTTTTACGACGTGGCGGCGGGCAAAATCGTTTTTACGTTTGTTAAGTGTAACGACCGCGTAGCAATCAATTTAAGCGACTTTTTGTACGAGTTGACAACTACATCGCAAGCGACAAATAAAGCGGTTGCAACTATCAAATACAACGTTGAAACGCCCGAAACGGACGCGGACGGCAACATCATTTACACCGACACACAAAAAACCGACGACGCGGGCAATCTTGTATATAACGACGACGGGTCGCCCGCCTATATCCCAAAGTACAAGCCCCGCCCTTCCACCCTTGCGACGATATATTACTACCGCACCAAAGACAATGACATCGTACAAGCCGACGCAAGCGGCAATGTCGCGGGCAGATTGTACCCCGTAAAGGCGAAATATTACGAGTCCGAATATTTAGCCGACTCACAGTTTAACGCCGTCAACGAACTTGCAAACGCCCGATACGTTGACAACATTATTATTGATAACAACGTAACGCTCGACCCGCTCAATTTTTCGGGCTATCGGCTATATACGAAGGTCGACCTTTACTACGACGGCAAACTTTACAAGACGCTCCCCATAAGCGAAAAAATAACCACGTTTAACGGAAGCGGCGAAAGTATCAAAATAAAACTCGGTTTTAAGAAAATACTTTTGACCGAAATAATCAAAGCATAAGGAGGCAACGCAATTATGATAAAACCCGTTACTTTTCAAGGGCAAAGCAATTTTAACGCGAACTTATACGCGCTTGAAGTAAAATCAAGGTTTATCGACCAAAACAACGCGCACGGTTATTATACGGGGTACGGCGACGAACTTGCCGCAACCGTTGTCGGCGGTAATCAAATACAGGTCGGGACGGGCGCGTTTGTCGTATGTGCGCGTATGGCGGAAATAACCGCCCCCGAAATGTTGCGCCCGCAGATATTCGACGGGTTTAAGGGTTACGTCGTGGCGCGTATCGAAACGTACCACCCCGCCGACGAAAGAAACGTTACACTCGTTGCAAAAATACAAACATCGTGGGAAGCGTTAGACCGCGAACTCGAACAAAACGACGTTTACGCGGCGGAAGCGGACAACATAAATACGGCATACGAACTCCCCATTTATTCGTTTGAAATATCGGGGACGCAAATCGTGAAATTAACGCGCTTGATAAAGCCCGTTTGCGATTATGCCACAATAAAAGCAATCGTCGACAATGCGCTTGCGGCGGCAAATAACGCCGTTAAATCGGCAAATAACGCCGTTGAAACATCGAACGACGCGAACACAAAAGCGGCAGGCGCGGTAAAGACCGCAGACGGCGCAAATGTAAAGTCCGATAACGCCGTAAAGACCGCAAATGCGGCGGCGGCAAACGCCACCACCGCGCTCAATACCGCAAACGGTCTTGACGCGCAAATCAAATCGGCAAACGAAACGGCGGCGGGCGCATTGGAAACCGCAGACGGCGCGGCGGCGGAAGCGGGCGCGGCAACGCTGAAGGTCGCCGAACTTGAAAAACAAATCGGCGAAAAGCAAGGCACAAAAGTTACGGTAAAAGGCGAGCCGCAAGCAACCTTCGAGGCGGGCGGGCTTATCGACGAAGCGGACACAATAATAATACTTTTAGGCGGCGGCGCATAAGGAGGCATTTATGATATTACGGTTTAACGGCAACGCACCCGTGCAAAAGTACATACGCGTCGGTGTAATCGGTAACAACAACGTCGACGAATTAAAACTCGTCCTCGATAAAGTGCAGGGCAATATCGACCTTGCCGACTTCGAGCCGTCTATCAAAATAACAAACCGCGACTTAACATTTGCGGACAAAACAAAGCACTTTATTTTTGATACCGACTCGTCGCTTAAAAGCGTTTTTATAACGTACAAGATACCCGACAAGGTAACACGGCAGAAAAACGTCGATATGCAGGTTGTATTTGAACAGGGCGGCGGCTCGGACGTTTTGGTTTGGCAATCGCAAATTTTCAATGTAACGTTTGACGCAACGCTAAACATAACGGAAACAATCGAAAAAGAATACCCCGACGTTTTACAGGAATACGACCGCAGAATTACAGCGGTCGAAAGCAAAGGCGGCATAACGGAATGTATCGACCGCTCACACTTCCCCGAACGGGGCGAAGCAAACGTTATTTACATCGACTTATCGGACGGCACGCAATATTTGTACGATACGGCGGCGGAAAAATACGTTATTATCGGGTTTAACCCCGAAAATATAAATATTATAAATTGCAACGGAGGTTTTTAAGAATGGCAAACAGAACTATCAACGCTACGCTTATTATGCGTAACGGCACGGCGGCGGAATGGACTTCGCAAAACCCGACTCTTAAACTCGGCGAACTCGGTATTGAAACTGATACCCGCAAATTTAAGATCGGCGACGGCGCGACCGCGTGGACATCGTTAAAATACGGTGGCGGCGGTAACGTGGAAATTAAAACGGTCGCCCCCACTACCGCCGACAATGGCTACGACATCGGCACGTTGTGGGTCGATACGAACGGAAAACGCGCGTATATCCTTTTCGCAAAGACGGACGCGGAGGCAACGTGGGTCGGCTTGCTTGACGCGAGCGGCACTATCGACAACGCGAAACTTGCGGACGAAGCAAAGAAATTACAAACCGCCCGCAACATCACGCTCAAAGGCGCAGTCGTAACAAATACGAAAGCGTTTGACGGAAGCGGCAACATCGAATTTACGCTCGTACTTGCGAACAGCGGTGTCGCGGCGGGAACTTACACCAAACTCACGGTAAACGCGCAAGGCGTTGTAACAGGCGCGTCGCAACTTACGGCGGCGGACATACCTTCTCTTACCCTTGCGAAAATCACGGACGCAGGCACGGCGGCAAGCAAAAACGTCGGCACGGCGGCGGGTAACGTCCCCGTGTTGGATAGCGGGGCAAAAATTGCGGTCGCGCTTATCCCTAACATTACGCTTGCAAAGGTAAGCGACGCAGGCACGGCGGCGGGCAAAGATGTCGGCACGGCGGCGGGTAACGTCCCCGTACTTGACGCAAACGGGTTACTCGACGAAAGCATACTCCCCGCAATCGCCTTGACCGATACGTTTACGGTCGCAAATCAAGCGGAAATGCTCGCGCTTAACGCGCAAAAGGGCGACATCGCCATACGCACCGACGAAAACAAAACGTACATACTTAAAGCAAACGGCGCGTCCACCCTTGCAAATTGGGTAATGCTTAAAACGCCCGATTGTAAGGTTTTGTCGGTAAACGGAAAGACGGGCGCAATCACGCTTACGACGGACAATATCGGCGAAGGAAGCACAAACCTCTACTTTACCGCCGCTCGCGCAACGGCGAACTTCAACACGAATTTTGCGGCAAAGTCCGTAACGGGCTTGAAAGACGGCGCAAACGTGGTTATGGCGACCGATACGATAACGATTAACGGCGGCAAGGCTTAACGGAGGTACGGCAATGGCAACGCGTAAATTACAAGTTACAATTCAAGTCAGACAAGACACGGCGGCAAATTGGAAGTCTAAAAATTCCGTGCTTGCGTCGGGCGAGTTTGGCTTTGATACAACAAACAAGGTCTTAAAAATCGGCGACGGCGCGACCGCGTGGGCAAACTTGGCGGCAATCGAATTTGACGGCGGCGCACCCATTGCCGTATATTCCTATGCCGCAGACGAAGCGGCAAAAGCCGCAGGATATACTCGCGGCGGCGAAATCGACAAAACATTTAACGACATTTTGGCGCGGCTTACCGCGCTCGAGGGAGGCAATTAAAATGTTAAACTTTGAAAAAGCAAAAATTTACGGCGTAGATAAAGTCGGGTCGTCTAACCCCGCCGCACTCACCCGAACGGACGACGCGGTCGGCTTGAACGTAACGGTCGGCGCAAGCGAAATTGTAAGCGACTTTGACCGTTGCTATCCGTACTCCGATATGCAGGAAGTAACGGACGCACACGGCAACGTATTTATTAAAATACCGAAGTTTTATGCGAAAATCACAAAGAACGCCGACGGCACGTTCAAACATCAAATATCGGGCGTGCGTTACGAAGGATTTACTACCCTTTTTATCGACGGCGAAGGCAACGAACTTGATTATATTCTTGTCGGCAAGTACGAAGGAAGCGGAAGCGCGTCCCGCGTTTATTCCAAATCGGGCGCGACCGTGCTTGTCAATATCACGCTCGACAACTTCCGTAACGGTTGCAAGGCAAACGGCGCGGGCTATCAATCTTATGACTTTTTAATCGACTTGATTATCAAAGAATTGTGGCTCGTGGAAATGAAAACCACGAACTCGCAAAGCGTGATGTACGGGTACGCAAACAGCAATTCGGCGGCGGTTGCTACGGGCAGAACGGACGCGGTCAAAACCCCGTCGGGGTCGGAAGAAAGCAACACCGACGGGAAGCACGCAATGAAATATCGCGGCATTGAGAATTTGTGGGGTAATACATTTACTTGGTGCGACGGTATATCGTTTTCGTCCGAGAAGGTTTACGTTTGTTATGACCCGAAAGCGTATGCGGCGGGCAAGATTGCGTCGCCTTATGTGTATCAGGGCAACCGCCTAAATTCGTCGGGTTACAACATATCAAAAATCGAGCCGCTCGGTCGCCACCCGCTTATACAGTACGCTACCGAAGGGAGCGGCTATTCGTATTCGACGTATTATTGCAACCCCTCCAACACGGGCGGCTCGGTGCTTGCCGTGGGCGGTCTTTGGTACGATGGTTCGTACGCGGGTTTGTGGTATTGGAGCGGTGGTTGCACACCGTCGGACACGAGCGCGAGCATCGGGGGTCGCCTTTGCAAAAAGCCTCTTTAAGGGGGTTTGTTAAGGGGGTTTCCCCCCTTAACGTATAAATCAATTAAAACAATTTAGGGCAGTATGCGCACCCTCGCCCCACCAACACGGGCGGCTCGGTGCTTGCCGTCGGCGGGAATTGGAACAATGGCTACAATGGCTCGAACGCGGGTTTGTGGTATTGGAACGGTAATTACACACCGTCGAACACGAACGCGAACATCGGGGGTCGCATTTAATCTTGAAAGTCGTCTTATAGCGCGTACAGTCCTTGCCACTTGGCAAAAAACACTCCACAAAGAGGGCGGTTTAGTAAATCATTGAACGACCGCAAGGAGATTAAAGGAAATGAAGCGAGTCGGTCATTTATACGAAACTATGTGCGACATCGACTTTATCAAAAAGGCGATACGCAACGCGGCAAAAGGCAAGACCGACCGCAATTATACGCGCCGCATACTTGCCGATATTGACCGTTACGCGCAAGAATTAAAGGAAATGCTCGAAGCGGGCAACGTGGTTTTATCCCCGTCGCAAACGCGCGAAATATACGATAATTCTTGCCGTAAACGACGCATTATCACGGTACCGAAATTTTACCCCGACCAAATTATACATTGGCTCGTTATCACGGCAATACAGCCCGTTATAATGCGCGGTATGTATCGGTATTGTTGCGGCAGTATTCCAAATCGCGGCGGAATTGACGCGAAGGCTTACGTTGAAACGGCGATACATAACGACAAAATGCGTTATTGCGCAAAGTTGGATATATCAAAGTTTTTCGATAGCGTCCGCCCGCCTATTTTGCTTGATATGCTACGGCGCAAAATCAAAGACGAGCGTTTGTTAAACCTTATCGGCAAAATACTTGAAAACGGCGGCGACCACTTGCCTATTGGCTATTATACGTCGCAATGGTTTTCAAATTTTTACTTGGAGAGACTCGACCACTATGTAAAAGAACAGTTACACATCAAATATTATGTGCGGTACGTCGACGATATGGTTTTAATCGACAGCAACAAAAGAAAGTTGCGCCGCGCGGTCGCGGCTATCAACGAATATTTGCACGGTATCGGCTTAAAGTTAAAAGATAATTGGCAGGTGTGGCGGCTTAACTCCCGCCCGATAGACTTTGTCGGGTATCGCTTTTATAAGCATAAAACCGTTTTGCGCAAACGCATATTTTTTCGATTATGCCGCAGGGTGCGAAAGGTTAAAAAGACGGGTTACATCACGCCGCGACAAGCAATGAGTCTTTTATCGCTTATCGGGTGGTTAGCGCACATCAACGCTTGCGGGTTTTACAAAAAGTTTATTTACCCATACGCGCCCAAATGCAAACTCAAACGCATTGTAAGCAATTACACCAAAAAACAAAATAAAATTCGGAGGTAAATTCATTATGGCAAACAGTACGGCAAAAAGCGGCAAGGCGGTTTTCAGTGTTGAAAAATGGCTTGAAACCGCAAACGCAGACAAGGCGGCGGGAATACTCACACAGCGCGAAATCGACGACGCACGCGAAATATGGGTAAACGCCCTTGACGGCAAAACAAAGGACGAAATCAACGAAAGCGGGCAGACATCGCTCCGCGACGAGTGGTTTATCGAGGTGTAACGTGAACATCGCGGCAACCATTTTAACGGCGTTTATAAGTACCACCGTCGGGGTCGTCGTAACGGCGGTTATTGCGCATTTTCGGTCGGGCAAAGCAAAGCACAAAGCGGTCGAAAACGGCGTACAAAGCCTTTTACGCGCCGAAATCATAAGACAGCACGAGAAGCATATCGAGCGCGGGTTTTGCCCCATTTACGCAAAGGACGCGCTCCGACGCGAATATGAAGCATATCACGCGCTCGGCGGCAACGGCGTTATTACGGACTTATACAACGACGTTTTGGCGTTGCCCGAAACACCGCCCGCCCCGCAAAATAAAATATCGGAGGATAATCAAAAATGAATTGGCAAACAATCTTGATTGAAATTGCGGCGGCTATCCTTGCCGCGCTCGGCTCGTGGGTATTGGTTAAGGTCAAAACGCTTGTATCGACCAAAATCAAAAACCAAAAGTCGCAAGTCCTTTTAACGGGTGCAATCGACGTTGTCGCGTCGGTCGTAAAAGCAACATATCAAACCTATGTACAAGCAATTAAAGGTACGGACGCGTGGACGGCGGAAGCGCAAAAGAACGCTTTACAGCAAGCGGTGGAAGCGGCGCAAAAGCAGTTGTCGACGGAAGCAAAAGAATACATACAAGCAAACTTCGGCGACGTTGGCGCGTGGGTGCAAAACCAAATCGAAGCGACGCTCTACGACTTAAAAAATAAACAATAATACAAAACCGCCCTCCCCGTTCGGGAAGGCGGTTTTTATGTGCCGCGCGTGGCTTACTATTCGTCAAAATGCTCGCCCGTTATTTTGATATTGCAACCGTAATTTTGCCCGTCGCCCCCGCCCGTAATATCGGCAATCTCGCCGTCCAAAACAAAGCCGTCGTCGAACGCAGTCAATAACGACCACGCAAGGTCGGAATTTATGCGTCCGACGCGCCCACGCGTGCGGGTGTTGATAATATCCGTACTCTCGGCATATTCGTCGGTTGGTTTATGTTTGATTAACAGCGGGTCGCCGACCTTGCTTTTTTGTATGCACGATTGGCAGTTATCGAACGTAACGCCGACCGCCTTTGTAAACATCGGTAATTTGATACCGCCGTCGACGGGCGACTTAATTGCCGCGTCGGACATCGTGATAACCGACGGGCGTTGTACATCGGCGCGGGGCGTTGCTTGCGTCGTGTTGGTTGCTCGTTCGGTGGCGGCGGCTTGCGCGTCCCGTTCCGCTTGCTTTTCACGGTTGCGGGCAAGTACGGCAAAAACCGTAAACAGCACACCGACGGCAAGCAATAGCATAAATACGATTGCTTGCCACGTTTGCAAATTCTCGGCGTTTTCGCCTATGTCGCCGCCGATAATGCCGCAAAAGATAAACACAGGCAACCACGCGACAACGGCGATAATAACCCGCACCGTCCTTTTAAGGTTATAAAACCACTTCATAATTAAAAGCCTCCTTCGCTTTTTATTTGTTTTTCAAGTTGATACGCAAAAGATAGCAACTCGTTTTTGCGGCGCATATCGAAACCGCCCGCAACTTTTAATAATTCTCGCTCGTATTCGGTATAGTCCCCCACTACCACCACGTCGCCCGCAACGGCGGTATTGTTGGAGTTATTGTTACCGATAATTTGTTGAACGGGTGCGCCGCGCGGCTCGCGTCCCGTAATCAAATAATCAAGCGATACGCCGAAATAGTCGGCAAGCGCGATACAATGCGAAAGTGCGGGCGTGTACTTGCCTTTGCGCCACTCCGAAACCGTCGTCGGGCGCACGTTAAGCAACCTTGCAATATCCGTTTGCGTCTTGCCGCTTTTATTTAGTAGGTCGAATATCCGCTCCGTCATTGTCATAGAAAAAGACTCCTTGCGCGTTTTATTTTTCAATACGCGAGCAAGAAGCCTTGACAATCTCGGTCAACCGATATATAATATAAGCACGGTTGTCGCAAAACCGATAAAAAGGTCTTGCGATATTCCATTAGCCGCGCCGTATTTAACGGCTCTTGCGCGTGTATAAGGTTTGTAGAAAAATCATTATACAACTTCCGCAAGGGTTTGTCAATGCGACGCGGCTATAAAATATATGCCGACCGTTATCGGTATAACGAGAAACGCCCCCACATCGGGAGCGTTTTTTGTTAGAAAAAAAGTTAAAATTTTTTTGAAAATATGCTTAAAAAGTATTGACATATCACGTTTAACGTGATATAATATAATCACAAGGTTGAAGGAAAAGACCTTGAATAAATAAAGGAGGTGCGCGATATGGATAAAATCGAAAAAGCCTTGCAAGACTTGGCAGAAGCGGTTAAAAGTAACGAAACGGTCGAAAGCGTAAAAGTTACAATAACCCTTAAAAAGCCGAAGCCGAGCAAGGCAACCGACGACAAGTAATTGTCGATAGGCAGAGCGGGGCGGGCAAACCGCCCCACTCGTAAGACCTATTATATCAAATTACGCAAGAGTTGTCAAGACCCGCAAAAGCACATTAACGACAAATTTTATCAAATCGGAGGAAATAACAAAATGACTAAAAACTTTATTAGGGACAAAGAAGCCGCAAAAATACCGTGCAAAGACGAAAGCGATTTTTATATTTTTTGCAGATTAAACGGTTTTACACCCGAAAGATTTACAACCGAGAACGGTTGGGAAGGTGTTTACGTCGAGTTATGCAACGGGTGTTTTGTTTATTACTACGGCGACGAAATTATGCGGTATTATGAAATTTATTAAAATCGGAGGTATATTATTATGACTATCGAAAAGAACGGCAATGTCTACACGGTGCGCGAAAACGCGAAGTCGTGGACGGTAACAAAGGCGGCGGAACGCGTAACAATCAACGCGAACGTATCAAAAGCCGATTGCCCCACTTTTGAAAGTTTGAAAGCGTTTGTCGCCGAAAACGACATTTTTTAAGGGGGGGTGCGGATATGGCACGAACGGAAGCGCAAAAAGCCGCCGACAAAAGATACCGCGAAAAAACGCAAGGAAAATACGAACACTTTGTCGTAAATCTTAAACGCGACGAGTGCGCCCGTATTGAAGCCGCTATCGCGGCGGCGGGTATGGGTAAAGCCGAGTTTTTACGTTGGGCGGTTGAACAGTTAGAACAAAAGCAATAAGCACGGAAGCGGGCGACAACATAGGGTCGCCCGCTTTTACTTTACGGAGGCAAAATATGAAGGGTACGAAATACACGGCACGCGAAAAAGAAAAAGCCCTTAAAATGTGGCTTGCCGATAATTTAGACGTATATTACGTTGCAAAAAAAACGAAATGCACAATACAAAGCCTTTACCGTTGGCGGCGGCAATACGACGGCTCGCTTGCGAGCCTTGAAAATAAGTCAAGCCGCCCCCACTCCCCGCACCCGAACGCGCACACGGAAGCAGAAGCGGCAAACATCGCCGCCGTTTTCGCCGCTCGCCCCGACATCGGGTACGCCGAAGCGTTGGGCGTGTTGCGTACCGAGTACGGTTATACGCGCACTTACGGCGGGTTTTATCGCTTTTTAATGAAACACAAATTGCGCCCCGCGCAGGAATATAACGAATATGTCCCGCAACCGTATGACACGCCACAAATGCTCGGTGTAAAATGGCAAATGGACGTTAAATACGTCCCGTTTGAGTGCGGGCGCGGTATCTATCGGACGGAGCGTTGTTATCAATACACAATGATTGACGAAGCGACCCGCGAGCGGTTTTTATATCCGTACAAGGAAAAAAGCGGATACTCGACCGTCGATTTTATCAAGCGGGCAATCGTCGCCTTCGGCTATTTGCCCGAAACAATACAAACGGATAACGGCACGGAATTTACAAACCCCAAAGGCACGGGCGACGGCAAAATACATATTGTCGATAAACTATTAAACCGTCTTAAAATACATCATAAATTGATACGCGTATATACGCCCCGACATAACGGGAAAGTCGAACGGTCGCACCGCACCGACAGCGAGAAATTTTACCGCTTTTTATCGTTTAGCACGTTCGAGGAATTGCGCGACAAAATGCGCGATTGGTGCAATCGCTACAATAATTGCCCGCACTCGTCTTTACGCGATAAAAACGGGCGGCGGTCGTGGATAACACCACTTCAAAAACGCGCCGAATTGTTGGACGAATTGAAAATCGCGGCGGCGGGCGTGTATCAAGTTCGATTATTAAAGCCCCGCGCCGCATAGCGACATAACGGACGCGGCGACCCGACGAACGCAACCGCACCCGAACGGGCGGCGGTGCTTTTCTATGCCCTTTTAACCTTTCGACGGCGTTTTGAAGGTCGTCAAACCGCCTTTTCGCTTGACTTTTGCCCCGTTTTTTGCTATTTTTAAGAAAAAATAAAAAAACTTCTAAAAACCTATTAAAAAATGATTGACAAAACAACACTAAAAGAAATTTTTCTTCCCCTTATATGTAACAATCATACCGGCTTCCTAACGTTCAGAATGGTTTCTACTGTCTGCTGCGGTGTTTGGTTGGAATTGTCCAGCCAAAAGCCGATCCGTGGTGTTGTCTGCATTTTACTAAATACAAATTCAATGTAT